TGGTGGTGCGTACTCAAACGGTCAGCAGGGCACGGGTGCTGGTGCACGTAGCGTTGCGTCATCAAAGTATGGCGCAGGCGGCGGTGGTGGCGACAGCAACGGCGGAGCAACTGCCGGCTTTCAGGGCATCGTCATGGTGAGGTTCCGATAATGGCTGAGTCTCTTTTCTTTGCAAAGGTAGAAGGCGGTGTCGTCACTTCTGTAGTGACCGTCGAATCGCTTGAGTGGATTCAGTCGAATCCTGAACGCTATGGCGATGCGTCTTTGTATGTCCCAACCTCGTTTGATGACCCAGCGGTGCTGGGCGCTCGTGTGGGTTGGACGCATGATGCGGTTCACGGATTTGTTCCTCCAGCACCGCATTCAAACTGGGTGTGGAAGCCGGCGAAGCAAAACTGGTTCCCACCCGTTGACGAACCCGCTGACGCCAAGAGTGCATCAAACCCCGATGGTGTAATTTACGACTGGGACCAAGACGCAGGTGCTTGGATTGCAAGAGTGTGAAATGGCGCATTTTGCTCAACTAGATTCAAGCAACACGGTTATTAGCGTGATTGTGGTTGCCAATGAAGACTGTGGTGGTGGAGATTTTCCCGCTAGCGAACCAATTGGAAAGGCATTTATTGCTTCAATTGGTCTTGATGGTGAATGGAAGCAGACTTCGTACAACAACAATTTTCGCAAGCAATATGCTGGAATTGGGTTTTCCTACGACCCAACATTAGATATTTTCATTGCACCACAACCTTTTCCATCTTGGAACTTGGATGAAAATTATGACTGGCAACCACCAACTCCACAGCCCAGTGAGTTTCATATCTGGAATGAGGGAATTGGTTCTTGGCAAAAAATAACCGTAGAAGGAGTTAGCCAATAATGAAGATATCCGCAGAACACAAGGCAATTGCTAAGTCTTGGGCAAAAGTATTTGCGGCCGCTGTGATTGCGGCCTACTCGGCTGGTAGCCGTGAGTGGACCGTGCTGGTCAATGCTGGTGTTGCCGCATTGATTCCCGTGGTGTATTCGTGGCTTGACCCAAAGGACTCCCGTTACGGTCGTCGTATCGTGGTGAAGAAGAAGGCCGTCAAGGCCGTTAGGAAAAAGGTGAAGTGATGCCAAAGGTAAACGGCAAGGAATACGCATACACCAAGGCTGGAATGGCGGCCGCTAAGAAGGCGGCCAAGAAGTCTGGCAAGAAGATGGTCATTGGAAAGGCCAAGAAGAAGAAGTAAATGGAACTTTCCGACCTTCTCAACGAGAAGGAGTGGCGAAAGTGCAGAGGCGCAGACGATGCCACAACAGACGAACTGGTTGAGGCGTTTGCGCATTTTTGCTCGACTTATTGGACTATTCGCCATCCTGAGCGTGGTCGTATCAAGTTTGCTCTTCGTGAGGCACAGGAAGAGACTGTACGGACTTGGATTGAAGAGCGCTACAGCATTGTTCTCAAGGCTCGACAGATTGGTTTCTCGACTCTAGCGGCCGCTTTCACATTCTGGGAGACTTTCTTCTGGGGTGACAGGTTCGTGGTCATGCTTAGTCGCACTGAGCGTGAGGCATCAAAGTTGCTTCAGAAAACGAAGTACGGCTACAAGATGATGCCACAATGGATGAAGGTTCGTGGACCGGAACTGTTGTCGGATAACCAGTTGAAGATGGTGTTTGCCAACGATTCGTCGATTGAGTCTTTGCCATCCGGCAACGACCCTGCCCGAGGTGAGTCGGTGTATCGAGTGGTCATTGACGAGATGGCGTTCTTGCCCAACGCCGATGAGGCGTGGGCTTCGATTGAGCCGATTGCGGATGTCGGCGGACGTGTCATATGTCTCTCAACTGCTAACGGTGAGGGAAATATCTTCCATCAGTTGTGGGTTGGTTCTCAGAATGCAACTAACAGATTCAAAGGTATTTTCTTTCCGTGGTCAGCGGGAGACCGTGATGAAGCATGGTATGAAGCAAAGAGACGGGATTTGCCTGATTGGCAGTTGGCGCAAGAGTACCCCTCTGACCCAGATGAAGCGTTCGTTCGTTCTGGACGCCCCGTATTTGATTTGGAAGCGCTCAGGGCAATTGATGTAGTCACGCCACAACGGGGCTACCTGAAGAAGGGCTTAGGCCGCAATGTGTACGAGTTCATTGAGGATGGTGGCGAGTTTGCCATCTACGACCCACCCACGGTGGGCGAGTCGTATGTGGTTGGGGCTGACGTCGCTGAAGGTCTTGGGCACGGTGACTTCTCGTCCGCCCATGTGATTTCAGCCGACACAGGACTTGTGGTGGCGCATTGGCATGGCCATGTGGACCCAGACCTGTTTGGTGAGCAGGTTCTGTCAGCAATTGGGTATTTCTACAACTATGCCCTGCTAGGTGTGGAGTCCAACAACCACGGTTTGACGACCCTGAAGGGTCTTCAGAGAGTTGGGTACAGGAACCTGTATCGCCAGCGTAAGATGAACCATCGAGCGCCTACCGCATCGGAAACGATGGGGTGGCGCACCACGGCGGTATCCAAGCCCTTAGCCATTGACGAACTGAATGCGGCAATTCGTGACCAAAGCCTGCTCCTGATGGACAAGGAGACCATCTCCGAGATGCGCACCTTTGTCCGTGAAGCCAACGGCAAGATGCATGGTTCCCCCCACGACGACAGGGTGATGTCCTTGGGTATCGCCAATCAGATGCTCAAGTATGTCTGGATGCCAGAGTACAGGCTGGACCTTGAGCCGAAAAAGGGGTCCTTGGGGTGGTGGGAACGCCACATCGTGAAGGAAGCAAAGCCAAAACGTATCCCAATCGGGGCATTCAACTCCAGAGAGTAACGAAATAGGCTAATAACGATGAAATCGTTCCGTTGCTTAGAATGTTTGACCGAGTTTGAGGCAGATGAACTGCCTCGTCGTGGGTCAATCTGCTTCAAGTGCCATGTAAAGAGCATCCGTTTGGGATTCACCTACGGACAGGAGGACTTTCACGGTCCTACGATTCGGGAGCGCCAGCGCCAGACTGTTGAGCAAGCCAAGATAAATGGCTACAACGCTGAGCCTGTGACGAATTGGATGTAATGCCGTGGAAGTTATTGTGGTTCCGATTCTTGTTGCTGTTATCTCGGGACCGCTCGTAGTACTCATGCAGAAGGTTCGCAAGGAGAACAGCGAACAGCATGCACAGGGTCAAATCTTGCTCAGGATGTTGGGACGCAAGGTTGATGATTTAGGCACAAAGATTGACGGCCACATCGGCTGGCACAAAGCAAAGGAAGAAGATGGCACGAATCTCTAACCGGGAACTCATTACCCGTTACCGCAACAAGATTGAGCAGTCACGCCGTTGGCGTCAAGAAGAAGGCCACGACAATCTGTGGACTCGCATGATTGACCTGTATCGAGGCAAGCACTTCCGAACCGCAAGTGAGGAAGACCGCCTGCTGGTCAATATTGCTTTCGCAACCATCAACGTCATCTCACCTAGCGTCTCGGTGAACCACCCGAAGATTACGGTCAATGCCCGTAGGTATGAGAATGCACCGAATGCTGTCGTGACCGAAGAGATTGTGAACTACTGGTGGAGGCACTACGAGTGCCAGCGAGAGTTCCGTCGTGCAGTCAAGGACATGTTGGTCATTGGTCATGGATGGGTCAAGACTGGCTACCGTTTCGTTGAGAAGGGTGTCGATGACTACGACACAGCAGATGAGATTGCATCTGCCGCACCAGAGTCAGTTACCGAGTCTGAGTTGATTATCACCGAGGACCGACCGTTCGTTGAGCGCATCAGCCCATTTGATGTGTTCGTTGATGCTGACGCCACAAACATGTCGGACATCCGCTGGATCGCCCAGCGGGTCCGCCGACCATTGAAGGATGTCAAGAAGGACAAGCGGTACAACGCTTCTGCACGTGCGGAGGCTTCGCCATCGCACTACTCCAAGTGGGGTGCAGACGAGTTCCGTGGCTCGATGCGTCCTCGCCGTAGCGAGAACGAAGATGATGCCTATGTGGAAATCTGGGAGTACTACGACATTGACCGTGGCACCATGTCGGTGTTCTGTGATGGTGGAGACAAGTTCCTTGTCAACCCCACAGAGATTCCATTTGCTTTCGGCCATCCGTTTGTGATGTTGCGCAACTATGAGGTGCCTGAGGCTTTCTACCCGATGGGTGAACTGGAAGCCATCGAGCCACTCCAGATGGAACTGAATGAGACCCGTACCCAGATGATGAACCATCGTAAGCGGTTCTCTCGTAAGTGGCTGTACAAGGAGTCGGCATTCGACCCAGAGGGTCGTAGTGCCCTTGAGTCAGATGAGGACAATGTTCTTGTTCCTGTGATTTCAGAAGAGCCGCTCGGCTCGGTGATTACACCGATGCCAGCGGTCATCAGCCCACCAGAGTTCTACAACCAGTCGAACCTCATTTCGGCTGACATCGACCGTGTGTCGGGTGTGTCTGAGTACATGCGTGGTGCTTTGCCCGAGATTCGTCGTACGGCAACTGAGGCCGCCATCGCACAGGATGCGGCCAATGCTCGTGCATCGGATAAGTTGGCAATCGTTGAGCGAGCAATCGCAGATTGCGCTCGACGTCTGGTCATGCTTGCCCAGCAATATCTGACTGGTGAGCAAGCCATTCGTGTCATTGGTCAGGGTCAACAGCAGATGTGGTTGACCTTTGACCGTGAGTACATTCAGGGCGAGTTTGACTTCTCGGTCGAGGGCGGTTCCACCGCTCCGAGCAACGAGTCGTTCCGTCGCCAGATGGCCCTTCAGGTGGTTGATGCGATGGCACCGTTTGCCGGTGCTGGAATCATCGACATGCCGAAGTTGGCCAACTATGTGCTCCAGTACGGGTTCGGCATCAAGAATGCCGCATCGTTCGTTATCCAGCCCCAGATGCAGGCTCAGCCCATCACCCCACAGGGTGCACCACCACAGCCAGAGATGCAGGGTGGTTTGCCTCCTGAGGCGATGCCGATGGAGCCGACGGGTGGCATGCCAATGCCATCAAATATTCCGCCAGAGATTCTGGCTCAGTTGTTGGCGAGCGGCGCTCCGCTCCCCAATACCCAGTTACCACCGCAAGGTATGTAACGAAAAAACCACTAGATAGAGCAACCCACGGAGGACTCAAACGCAATGAGCGATACAATTGACAACGAAATTCTGGCTGAAGAAGCCCCGACCACGGAAGTGGAGGGACAACTTCAAGAGGTCACGGATGCAGTTGATGCCCTGACAGAGGAGCAAATTGACCTTCTGCCAGTCGACGAGTTCGGAGACAAGTATGTTTCCGTAACTGTTGCTGGTGAGGAGATACGGGTTCCACTGAAAGAGGCGCTTTCTGGCTACCAGCGTCAGGCGGACTATACCCGCAAGACGCAGGA